CTTCAAAAGAAATTGATGTTGTCAAAATTGCTGGCGCAAACAAAGTATCAGTTGAACTTCTTGACAGAAGCGACCCTGCATACCTAGATGTGTTATTGCGTGAACTTGCAGCATCATGGGCTCAAAAAGCAGATGCATATGCATTCTCAATTGCATTAGCAGCACCAGGATCATCTTCTGGCGCAACACTATACGCAGCAATTGCTGATGGTATTGCAGATTCATACGCAGTACTTCGCAAAACTCCAAATAGATTCCTTGCAGACACAGGAAACTTTGCAGAGTTACTTGCAGCAGTAGATGGTTCACAAAGACCACTATTTGCAGCAGCAGCACCACAAAACGCAGCAGGTCTTATGACCCAAGGTTCAACAGCAGGAACAATCGCAGGATTGGGATTAGTTGTTGATCCAAACTTTGACACCGGTACAGGCGTTAAAGGCGTAGTTTATTCAAGTGACGCTGCAACAATGTACAAGTCAAGCGCATTCCAACTACGCACCAATGTTGTTTCAACAGGTGAAGTTGAAATTGGAATCTATGGTTATGTTGCAACATGTGCAAAATACCCAACTGCATTCCGTAATTTGACTGTTGCTTAATTAGCGACCAAAGAGTTGCCTGGCAGGTTAGACCCCTGTCCTGCCAGGTAACACCACACACGAAAGGTAAGACATGGCATCAATAATCACACCAGCAGAATTACGATCTGCACTGAACAATGTGAGTTCAAGTTTATACAGTGATGCCGTATTGACAGAAATCATTGACACAGCCGAATCAGTTGTCGGCAATCTTTTAGTCAAATGGAACGCACCAATTGACAAACACAAACACGAAACATCAACCATCACAACTTTACACACAACTAAACCACACAAATTTTACAAAGGCCAAACAATTGCAATTGAAGGCATTCAAGCCCATGTTAATGGCAGCAAAACAGTATTAGAAGTTGTTGATGAATTTACTTTTACAGTTACAACAACAGCAGTTCCGGTACATAGTGATTATTACAATGTGATACCTAATGGCCTTGCAGCAGCAAACGATTTATCACAATACGCAGATGTTGCACCAGTTGAATCAGCAGTGCTAACAGTTTCATTAGATGTATTCAAAGCACGCACATCAGCCGGATCAGTTCAACAGGGACTTGATTTTGTCCCACAACCTTACATATTAGGCCGTACTATTCAAAACAGAATTATTGGAATGCTTGGCGCATATATTGATGTTGAGGCGTTAATCGGATGACATTAGCAACACTACGCGCAAACCTTAAAACAGCAATCACATCAAACAGTGTTTATTCAGTGGTTGATTTTGGTTCAGAAATTGTCACAACACCAAGCATCATGATTTTGTCATCTGATCCATGGCTTGAACCAGTAACACTTGGAAACAATAAGGCTTGGCGTGTCAGATATGTATTAGAATTAGTTGCAGCACCAAATACAAATCCTGGTGCGTTAGTACAACTTGAAACAATGGTTGGCACAGTCTTGCCATTGATTCCACAATCTTGGCAGATACTCTCAGTTTCCAGCCCAAGGATACGACAGGCGAATAGCAATGATGTTTATTCGGTTGAAGTGTCAATTACAACAATATACAATCCATAAGAAAGGAAAGACAAAATGCCAACATCAGTATTTACAGGTAGAAATATTGCACTGACCTACAAGGCAGTGAATTATGATGACCAAATTACAAGTGCAACAGTTACATTAGATGATCCAAACGGACAAGTGCAAACCTTGAATGGATTAGTTGATTATGTAATTGACAAAGAAGTTGGAACAGTAACACTTGAAATCCTGCAAGACTGGGGCGTTGCGAGTGGCTTCTGTGACACATTGTGGACAGATGCAGATACAAATCCAACCACAACACAAGCAATGACATTAGCAATCAACGGCAAAACAATGACATTGACTGTACTTCCAAAAAGACCAGATTTTGGTGGAACTGCACCAGATGCATTAACTGTTACAGTAACAATGCCAATCCGATCAGTATCAATAGCGTAACTATCGAACAGGGGTCACCTAATGTTTAAGATACAAATAGAATGGACACTTGCAAATGGAAAGTCCTACGAAGAATGGACTATTCCATGGGAAATTGCTCAGGCTGAAAAAGAGACTAAAACATCTTTCATTGAGTCTTTCAAAAAAGAATTACCTCCAAGCCTGGAACAACAATTCTGGCTCGCATACCAAATGCAAAAACGAATCAGTGATAAGCCAGTTGGTAAGTTTGAAGATTGGCGATCACAAGTTGTTCACATCAATTCAAAGGATTTTGCAACAACAAATTTTACACAGCCGGAAGCATAGAACGGACTTTGATAGAACTGGCAATTGTTTCGCGCCAACCATTGTCAGAGTTCAAAACGCTTTCGGCAGAGCAGGTATCAACAATTGCAGATGTGGTGAGTAAATATCATGGCAACTAGACCTTTTGAAATTAAGATTGCTGACAAAGATATCAAAGCCATATTAAACACTTTCAAAAACATGGATGATATTGCAAAAGAAGATATGAAGAAAACATCCAGAGATATTGCTAATGATGCTGCATCTGCCATTGGTTCAGCATTGCAAGCAACTAAACAAGGTCAAGCACTTGCAAGATCAATTAAAGTTTCAAACAGTTTCAAACGAGGCCCAGTTATTAGCATTGGTGGGGATAATCCAAAACTTGCAAATGGTACACCAGTTGGTGCAATTGCACTTGGTGTTGAATTTGGTGCTTATCAAGACAGGCCACGCAAGAGAAAAGGCAAATCAACTGATTATGTTGGTTATAGACAATTTCAACCAAGATCACCACGCGAGGGCAGAGGCAATGCCGGTTACTTTATATTTCCAACACTCAAAGCATTGCAACCTTATATAACCAAAAGATGGGTTGATGAAGTTGATAGAATAAGACGAGAATGGCGCGAAAGGAATTAACATGGCAGACATTAGAACACTGAAACTGCAATTACTTGCAGACACAGCGCAATTCTCAACTGGCTTAAATAAAGCATCAACAGACACACAATCCTTTACTTCTAAAGTAGATAAGATTGTTGCAACAGCAGCCAAAGCATTTCTAGGCCTTGCAACAGCAGTTGGCACAGCAGCATTTGCAATTGGTGTCAGTGCAGTTAAGGCTGCCATTGAAGATGAAAAAGCCCAGGTTAGCCTGGCTCAAACTTTACGCAACACAACTAAAGCAACAGATCAACAGATTGCAGCAACCGAAGATTATATTGATGCAACTGCCAGAGCCACAGGCATTGCAGATGATCAGTTAAGACCATCACTGGATCGTTTGGTCAGATCAACTCAAGATGTCACTAAAGCACAAAAACTTCAACAACTTGCATTAGACATTGCAGCCGGTACAGGCAAAGATTTAGCAGCAGTCACAGAAGCCCTAGGCAAAGCCTATGACGGCAATTTAGGTGCATTAAAGCGTATTGGTGTACCACTTGATGAAAACATTGTCAAGACTAAAGATTTTGATGCAGCAGTCATTGCATTGTCAAATACATTTGCAGGTCAAGCAGCAGCAGCAGCCGAAACATTTGCAGGAAGAATGTCTAGGGTTCAAATTGCAGTTGATGAAGCCAAAGAACAAATTGGATTTGCTTTGCTACCATTTATGGAAAAACTTGCAAAGTTTACAACAGATAATTTAGTTCCAGCACTTGAGGGATTAGTTAATGGATTGACTAGAAGTGGCAAACAAGGATTGACTAAAGCCTTTTATGATGCCGGAACTGGTGCAGTGACATTTGGTTATGACATGGAATCCACTGAGGGTTCAGCATATTTATTGGGTGAGCAATTAAGAGATTTAGGTGATGCAATAGGCAAACTGTTGCAAATTGATCCTACAACTGGTGAGAGTTCATTGATTAAGTTAATTGATTCATTTACAACACTTATTGGAAAGATTGAATCAGCAGTTGCAGCATACGAAAGATTCAAAGAATCATTTATTGGTGGTGCAATTTTAGACATTTCAACTGCACCAATCAGAGCAGCAGGGCAATTAGCACAAGGTGATGTTCGAGGTGCAGTTACTGTTGTAAATAATTTTGGTGCAACCAATTCTAAGTCACAAGCCAAAACAGTTGTCAAATCAATCAACAACGCTGCAAAGGCTGGCACTGTCAATAAGTTTGTCAAGCCAATGATTCCAGGTAGATAATCGTGCCTTGGTCACCAAACGCCACAGTTAAAATTAACGGCACAGCCGTCACCAATTACACACTTGAGGGTGTGCAAATTAGTATGGGTCGTGATGATGTACAACAACAATCATCAGCAGGATTTGCCACAATTGATTTCTTAAACTTGCCATACACAGATGTTGAAATCTTTGACACAATACAAGTTACATTAGATAATTTCACAGGTGTTGATACAACAATCTTCACAGGCTTGGTTACAGATGTTTCAGTTTCAGTGCTTGATGCTGGCACAACAAACACATTTATTACACAGATCAGTGCATCTGGTGGGTTATCAGAATTAGCAGCAAAAGAAGCAAACCTGGTTGGTTATGCTGAGCAAAAAGATGGTGACAGAATTGTATCTGTTATTACTGACACTTTTGGCCTTAAATGGAATGAATTACCTGCAACACAAGTTTGGACTGATTACACAACTGAGACTTGGGATTCATTGCTCGGTGTTGATATTTCAGCAATTGACACACCTGGCACATATGATCTGTTCAGTTCACTTGCAACACCAGAACCATTAAATGCTTTGAACTATGTTCAGATTGTTGCAGACTCAGGCAGTGGCTTTATCTATGAAACAACATCCGGTGGCATTGGTTACCAGGATCAGGATGCAAGAAGTGATTATGTGTCAGCAAATGGCTTTGTGGACATATCTAAAAACTTTATTTTGGCAGATGGTATTAGCGTAACAACATCCCGAAATGACATCATCAATGATGTGATCGTTGTTTATGGTGCAGCAGAAGATGCAGTTCAAACAGAGGAATTGGATTCAATTAGCCAGTACGGCAGAGTAACACAAACAGTTCAAACATTCTTAAAGAATCAAACAGATGCTGAAACTTTGGCAGATCGTCTAGTGCTTTTGAATGCTTATCCTCAACCAGTTATCCAGGGCATTCAAATACAGATTGATGCCCCAACTATGACATCGTCATTGCTAAATTCACTTGTTGGTGTATTCTTTGGTATGCCGGTATCAGTCACAGACTTCCCTGCACTCTTATTCCCAAATCAATTCTTTGGTTATGTAGAGGGATGGGAATGGGACATTGACAGGTTCACTGCACGCTTAACTTTGAATGTGTCAGACTTTACATTCTCAGCAGTTCCAGTGGCGTGGCAAGATGTATTTGCCGGTGAAATCTGGAGTACAATAGATCCATCACTACAATGGCAAGATGCCTTATTAGGAGTTAATTAACACATGGCAACAACTACACCAAACTATGGCTGGACAGTTCCAACTTCAACTGATCTTGTCAAAGATGGCGCAACAGCAATTGAGACTTTAGGTGATGCAATTGATGCATCTATGAACACAGCCCTTGGCACAAAAAAAGCCGGGATGGTATTACTGAATACAACTAGTTTTAGTGGAGTAGCCAGTCAATCAATTAACGATGTTTTTAGCGCAACTTATGACAATTATAGAATTATTTTAGATGTAACAGATTTAACTGCTGATGGTGATGTGTTTGCTAAATTAAGAGTTGGTGGCGTTGATAGTTCTGCAAGTTATTACAGCGCAGGATATGGTTGGCTAACTTCTGGTGCACAAACTTCTATAAATATAAGTAATGACTCGCGAGGTTTTTATATGTTTTCACAAGACGCTGGCACAGATAATATTTATGGTTTCGTTGGAGATATTCTTAAACCTTTTCTTGCAATATCAACTAAATTTTCAGGACTTGGAAATGGCTCAACTGCAACAGGTGTTACTGCTTTTTTACCTGTTGGTGGAAATCATCAAGTAGCAACAAGTTACACAAGTCTAAATCTCATAGCCTCTTCAGGTAATATGACTGGTTCAATCAGCGTGTACGGCTATAACAAGTGAGGATTAAATAATGGCAACTGAAAAGATTATGGTTGGTATTGATGACCAAGTTATTGAATTAAAAGGTGCAGATAAAGAAGCATTTTTAGCACAAAGAGAAGCAGATAGGCAAACTAAATTACTACTTGAAGCCAAGGAAGCCGAAAGGAAAGAAGCACGCGAATCTGCTATCAAAAAACTTGCAGAGATCGCTGGCTTAACCAAAGAAGAATTGGCAAGCATTTTATGACAAACTTCAAAGCCATTGCAGCATCCTGGGCAAGATCATTTCTTGCAGGACTTATTGCATGTTACTTAGCAGGAGTTACTGATCCAAAGATGTTGCTATCAGCCGGAATCGGTGCAGTTGCACCAGTCATCCTAAGATGGCTAAATCCTAATGATGGCGAATTTGGAAAAGTAAATGTCAAAGAAAACAACGAACACTAGAGGTTGGTCAGGCAAAGATGCTGATCAATGGATGGCAGTAGCACATCTATCTGGTCGCAGTGGAGTCAAAGGCCTGTGTCTTAAAACTGTAAGACAAGCCTGGCAAATACCTGCAAAGTTCCCAAGCGCAATAAGTGCCTGGAATAACACACCTAAGAAAAACAAATTTACTGATCCTATGAAAGCACCTATTGGGGCAACTCACTTTTGGAAAGGTGGCAAGTTTGGCCATGTGGCAATTCAATCTTCTAAACCTGGCTATGTGTGGAATACTGATCTACCTGTCAAAGACAGAGTAGGAAAAATTTATTACACAGAAGTTAATGAAAGATGGGGCTACAAATATCTTGGTTGGACTAACAAACTGAATGGGGTTGATTTGAATGTCTGAAGATCACAAGATTGAAATACCTGATGTGTTTGGTGATGCACTTATACAAGTTATGAATGCAGCACATGCCAAAGGTGAATTGGTTACTGGCTTTGTTTGTTTATTGGAAACATACAATGGAAAACGCAAAAAGATGATTACAGTTACATCACCAGAAATGCCTGAATACCAGGCTTACGGCATGATTAACTTCGCATCAATAAACTTTGAGTACGCTGACACACCAGAGGATGATGACTGGGATGAAGATTCAGATTATGATCCTGACTGGTACAAACGCCAATGACAATCAACGAGATAACAGCAATTGCAAGTGTCACTGCAACTATAATGGTTTTGATGATTCGCCTAGTGGTGATGCAAACCAAAATAAAACAAACACTATTTCCAAATGGTGGATCATCACTTATGGACAAAATGAATGACATGAAAATTGAATTGACAAAACTACAAACAAAAACTGATATGATATGGAGTGATGTAATAGACCTTAAGAAAAAAAGGTGATTGTATTAAACGCATAGTTATTATTTCAGATTTGCAAATTCCATTCCATCACAAAAGGAATGTTGAGAAATTACAAGATTTTATATTTGAAACAAAGGTCGATTCTCTCGCGTGTGTGGGTGATGAGGTTGATGTGCCACAGTTGGGTGCTTTCAATAAAGGCACTAGAGCAGAATTTGAACGCACATTGCAAAGGGATTTCAACACAGCACACAATGTCCTGGCAGATTTCAGGGAAGCCCTTGGATCAAAGAAAAAGCCATTTATCTTACAACGATCCAATCACAGTCAAAGAATTGAAAAGTACATTTACAAGAATGCGCCAGCCTTTGAATCAGTGACAGCGTTACGCATTGAAAACCTGTTGGGATTGAACAAGTTAGGAATAACTTATCAACGCTCAATGGATTACATTGCACCAGGAGTTTTGATGGGTCACGGCGATGAGGGCAGAATGTACACCACAGCAGGCCTTACAGGGCTTAATTTGGCACTCAGGACAGGACAAAGTTGCGTGATAGGCCATACCCATCGTCAAGGAATCTCAAGCGCGTCTAGGGGCTTTGGTGGCCGTCTAAACACTATCTGGGGATGCGAGGTCGGCAATCTTATGGATTTGCGATCATCTGGCGCAGCGTACATTCGTGAAAAAGCAGCCAACTGGCAACAAGGTTTTGCAATTTTGTATGTAGAGGGCAATCATGTTGTGCCTCAATTAGTACCAATCAATGAAAAAGGCAAGTTTATTGCTGAGGGTAAAGAATGGTAGGACACGCCGGGGCTTGACAACTCAGCCAAGTCAGACATATAATGGTACTACCAACAAATTGACGGGGGTCAATATGAAATCTAACAAAGCACCAGTGTTTGACACAAAAATTGTTTTATCAACTGAAGATGATGCATTTGCAGTTGCAACTGTAATACATCAATTAGGTTATTTGCCAGGAGTTTATTTTGCAAAAGATGGCAAATACAGTGTGCAATTCAATCAAGCAAAAAAAGTTAGTGCATGAATAAACTTTTGCGCACAAGTGAGGTTGCTGATCTCCTCCTGGTCAGCAATCGCACGATCCAAAGATGGGCAGACAAATCGTTAATCAAAGCAATCAAACTTCCATCAGGTCACAGACGATTTGATGAAAGAGAAATAAACAAAATGAAAAGGGGTCAATAATGGCATTCTTTAACATAGAAGATTATGAACCAGTTGAAGCAAGGCTTTCACGATTCTGGGAACAACACCAGGAAGATGGTCGCATTGAAACCGAATTGGTATCACACAATGCCGGACATTACATTGTCAAAGCAATCATCTGGGTTGGTGATCGTCAAGTTGCAACAGGACTTGCAGATGAACACACTGAACAAAAAGGTGTCAATGCTCGCAATGCACTTGAAAATGCTGAAACATCTGCAATTGGCAGAGCATTAGCCAATTTCAATTTTGCACCTAAAGGCAAAAGACCATCAAGAGAAGAAATGGTCAAAGCAAATTTAACTGAAACACTTGGTGCAACACCAGTGCCTTATGTTGAAAAGCCAATTACTTATCTGAAGCCTCGCAGGGTTGCGACTCCGAAGATGTCTGGTTGGTTACAGCGCGAACTTGCAAAGCATCTAAAAGATACCAATGATCAAAATGCTTTCGTTCAATTTGCATCAAGGCGTAAAGATGCGCAGATTGTGCCGGAGTCAAATATGACATTTGAAGAAGTAAAGCCCCTTTTGGATGACATACAATCAGGTCATTTGCTTGATAACATTACAGCATGGAAACAGGGAATACCAAAGAGCCATGAAACAGCAGAAATGCTGGTTGCAGGCGCAGAGGATGATCCATGGACTTCGCCGGAATTCTGATGTACTACACGCTAATGATCACACCCAAAGATTTGCCAGCCGATTGGAAAGCAATCGCAATGTGCGAATCATCACTAAACCCCAAAGCAATCTCACCAACAGGCAAGTTTATGGGATTGTTTCAATTCTCGCAAGCATCATGGGAATTTGTGGGACAACAAGGCAAACCACATGAAGCACATTGGAAAACACAATTTGCTGCTGCTAAAGCCTTAAAAGAAAAACAAGGCTGGAAAGCCTGGCCTACCTGCGCAAAGAAGATTGGATTGATATGACATTTATGGATTTACTGAACACAGCAATCACAGTTGGACACGCAGTACTGCTAGGACTAGGGTTCACACTCCTGATCATGATCATGGTCGGATGGTCAGTCAAACGAACATTCAAAACAGATGCACAAAACAACAAATTCAAATACTGGAATCTGAAATGCAGCATATGTGGCATGAACATGTGGGGAACAACCCAAGTGTCATTACACAAAACATTTGATTGGCACAGAATCAACAACCATCCGGATGCACAATGAACAAAAACTACACACCACACGACTACAAATTTGCCAAAGCATTACAAGAGTCATTAGCACAAGATGTGGAAAATAAAAAGTCTTTGTTCAAAAATCCAGAGGACATTGAAATCGCCAAACGAATCATAAGGGGTCAAGAATGAAACACAGGGATTATGTAGGTGTTAATGCTAGGCATCAATCAATCATTGCTTCAATGGACAAACTGATCCAAAGATGCATCAATTGTGGTAACTGGACATTTAACAAGAAGCATTGCAGTGTATGCCATAAGATTGTCACAGGTAACAAATGAGGGTGCTGGATTTGTTTGCAGGTACAGGTTCAGCAACAAAAGCATTTGAAGATGCTGGGCATGAAGTTATCAAAGTTGAATTAGATGACTACTTTGAAGCCCATGAAAGAGACATTCTCAAATTGACAGCCGATTACCTTAAAAACAAATATGGTCAATTTGATTTCATTTGGGCAAGCCCACCTTGTACAACATTTAGTGTTGCTTCAATAAGACATTATTGGAAGTATGAAGATGGCAAAGCAATACCAAAAAATGACAAAACTTTGCATGGAATTGAATTAGTTAAAAAAACAATTGCATTGATTCAAGCCTTAAATCCAAAACATGGTTATGTCATAGAGAATCCAAGGGGTATGTTACGCAAACAAGATGTTGTCAAGGATTTACAGCGAACAACAATCACTTATTGTCAATATGGTGCAAAGAATCAAAAGCCAACAGATTTGTGGAATACATTAAAAAATTGGACACCAAGACAAATGTGCAAAGCAGGTTCAACATGTCATAATTCAGCAAAAAGAGGCTCTGATACTGGGACTCAAGGCATGGGTGGTGGGGGCAAACATGGTGCAGTTAAACGCTCAATGATTCCCTATGAACTTGGTAAAGAGATATTAGAATCAATTATGGTGAATAACAAATGACAACATTCATTTACTGTAAAGAGTGCAAGAAGTTGTATGATAAAGAGTTGGGTTGTTCAAGCTGTGAAGCACAAATGTACATTGA